TACCCGAATCGTGAACCCCGGCTAAGCCCGGCTCACAGACACGCCGAGAGGCGTCATAGGAGTTGAAATGTCACTACCCCAGTCCGTTCAGGCACAAGTTGCCGCCGCCGCCAAGCACTTTGATCGCGAACCAGAGAATCCCGAGGCCGATAAGGCCAAGGCTCCTGACAGCGAGCAAAACCCGCCACGCGACACTGAGAAGCCGGACACTGCCAAGCCTGTTACGCAACCCGCTGAGCCACCGAAAGACGAGCCTAAGCCTGAAAGCCAAGACGCCCTTTACTGGCAACACCGCTTTCAAGTGCTGCAAGGCAAGTACAACAGCGAGCTGCCAGCGCTGCGCCAAGAGGTTGAACAACTGAAAGAGCAGGTTGCGGGCAAAGACCAGCAACTGAAAGCGCAGGAGCATAAAGCGCCCGATAACAGCGGCATTACTGATGAACAGCTCGCCCACTTCAAGCAGGAGTATGGCGAAGACCTGGTGACGTTTATCGAGCGCATGACTCAAAAGGGAGCGGCACCGGCCGATGCCGGTAACACCAAAGAGCTGCAGGAGCGCCTGGATCGTCTCGAATCCGAGAAGCACGAAGACGCTGAAGCACGCTTTTGGGTGAGCTTAGAGCAAGCGGTGCCAAATTTCCGACAGGTCAACAGCGAAGCCGCTTTCCTGCAATTCCTCAGTAAGTTCGACCCCCAAACAGGCAAGCAGTACCAGCAGGCCCTCAGCCAGGCGCAACAGAGTCTGGACGCCAAAGGGGTGGCCGACGTTTTCAAACTCTATCTGAATCAGGCGAAGCCAACGCAGCAGCAGCGCCAAGTCCCCGATGAGCAAGTAGAGCCGCGCACCACGAAAGCAGCGCCCACACCGCAAGCCCAAGGCGGGAAGCTGTGGACCGGTGCCGACATTACGCAGTTCTATCGCGACAAGACTGCTGGCCGCTACTCCGCTGACGAAGCGCAACGCCTGGAAGCCGATATTTTTGCCGCCCAACGTGAAGGCCGGGTTCGATAACCCGGCTGGCGGTTCCGATTCCTCGCCGTGAGGCGATAAGAGGGTATTCCAATGGCAGGTCCAACACGCGACGCATCGCATCCCGACTACTCCAGCACGTCTACCTCCGGGTTTATCCCGCAGGTCTGGTCGGGAAAGATGGTTGAAAAGCTGTACCAGCGAACCTGTTTCGCTGAAATCTCCAACACTGACTACGAGGGTGAGATCAAGTCGCAAGGTGATACGGTGATGATCCGCACCACGCCGTCTATCACCATCCGCGACTATGAAGTTGGCGGCGGCCTCAACTACGAGAAGCCGACCAGCGACAAGGTCGAGCTGCACATCGACAAGGCGAAGTATTTTGCCTTTGAGGTGAACGACGTTGACGAGTATCAAGCCGATATCAAGTTGATGGATAACTGGTCGGACGATGCCGGCCAGCAGATGAAGATCGCCATCGACAAGGTGATTCTCGGTGACGTGTTTGCCGACGCGGCCGCAGAGAACGCAGGCGCTGCCGCTGGTCGTGAGTCTGGCGGGTACAACATGGGCGCGGCCGGTGCGCCGGTGTCCGTGGACAAAACCAACATCCTCGATGTGCTGGTGGATTGTGGTTCGGTACTGGATGAGCAGAACGTGCCTGACGACGGCCGCTGGATTGTTCTGCCCGCCTGGATGAACGGCATGCTCAAGAAGTCCGACCTGCGCGACGCGAGCGCCATGGGGGATAACACCTCGGTGTTCCGTAACGGCAAGGTAGGCATGCTGGACCGCTTCGATGTGTATATCAGCAACAACATGTCGAAAGTGACCGACGCCACCACCACACGGCAGGCTACTAACGCAATCTTTGGTCACAAGAAGGCGCTCACCTTCGCGTCGCAGATGACCAAGATGGAGAACTTGCCTAACCCGCAGGACTTCGGCCAGCTGGTGCGCGGCCTTAACGTCTTTGGCTATGAGGTCATTGACCCCAACGCCATGGGCCACCTGTACGCCGAGCGCGCCGCCTAAGCGCTCCATATCGCCACCCTTCGGGGTGGCGTTTTACTTTCCGTGAGGAAACACGCATGACCAAGACACTGATTGAGCAAATTGAAGACGCGGTCACGAAAGACGACCTGGAAACGCTGGCCAAAACATTATCGGTACCCATTGATAAGCGCCAAGGGGTTGAGACCATCCGCGCTGAGCTGCTTGAAGCCGCTGAAAAGCTGGCCGAGCAGGGCGTAACGGAAGAAGAAGAGCTGAGCCCTGGCGAATCCTCCATTGAACCGGTTGCAACTGAAAAGCCCAAATATCAAGGCCGAATGCTTAAGCACCTGAAGAACGGGCGTGTCTTCCCGTGGACCGCTGCTTTAGCTAAAAACCGTTACATGCAGGAGGTGTAAGCGATGGCCGTCACGACTGTAGGCACCGTCATTCGTAATGCCAAGCTGGTGTTGCAGGAAGTGACGGCCGCCGGTACCCGCTGGACGAACGAGGAGCTGATCGGCTGGCTGAATGAAGCCTACCAGGCCATTGTCCAGATTAAGCCCGATGCCTCTGCGATCAATACGAGCGTTGAGCTCGTCGAGGGCACACGGCAAGAAATTCCTAGCGATGGCATGCGCCTGATTGACGTGGTACGCAATACCGCTGCCGCTAGCCAGAAGATGGGCATCATGGTGACTACGCGGCGCTCACTAGATACCACGCGACGGAGCTGGCATGGCGACGATGCCAGTGTCGATATCGAGCAGTACATGTTCGACGACCAAGACCCAACCCGCTATTACGTATACCCGCCGGCCGCTGTAGGCGCTAAGGTCGAGTTGATCTATTCCTCGACGCCATCACCGCATGAAGTCGCACTAGGCCTTACCGGCCTGGAAGCTGAAACCATCCGGCTCAATGACAGCTACGCGCCGGTGATTACCGATTACATTCTGTACCGCGCCTATTCCAAAGACGCTGAGCATGCGGCCAACCTCAACCGCGCCCAGATGCACATGCAGGCGTACATGGGCGCGCTGGGTCAAAAGGTAGAGGTCGCGCGCGCTATTTCACCGAATACGCCTGACAACTCATCCAATCCGCCACGGACGCGTCAGTGATGGATCTATTGCAAACAGTGGTGCAGGACGTTCCCGAAGCGCCGTTGATGACCGTTCGAGACGCCATCAAATGGGCAGAGTTCCGGCTGTGCCAAGACGGCAATGCCTGGATCGTTGACGCCCCTGTAACACAGGAGGGGGCCTTGATGGCTCCCGAGGGCACCCACTGCGTGCGGGTGCTTACGCTCTTCCGTGGCGACCGGGTTATGACCCCAGGCGTCGACTATGAGCAGCTATCGCCGGAAAGCGTAAGCATTCATCGGGTGGGCGATGGCGATATGTTCTCGGCGCGTGTGGCCGTCAAGCCGACCAGCGACGGCAGCTTGCCAGAGGAATTGCGCCGCCAGCACTTTGAAACCCTGCGCCACGGCGCGACTCATCGATTGCTGCTATTGCCTCAGCCGTGGCGAAGCGTCGAACAAGCGGCTTATCACGAAACCTACTTTAAGGCGGGCATTAACGACGCTTATCGCCTATCGGTTTACGGGCAGCAGCAGGGCGCGCGCGTTCAACCAAGACGATTTATCTAGGGGGCTGTATGTCATTCGAGCAGGCTGTTGTACAGCTAGAACAAACGAACGCCGCGTTACAGGAAGAGGTCATTCGTTTCCGCGACGCGGCGATGGGCCTCAACGCCATTTACCCGACAATCACCGAAGGGCGGCAGGCAGTGGCCGATGGCAAGTATTTCAGCGTACCGGGCAGCGGTGCGTATATGCGGCTCTACCGTCGCCAGGGTTCCAGTGCTGAACTGATTGCGGAGTTCCCCGACCGAGCCGAGCTGAATAGTGTGATTGATCAGCTGGGGCCGCTACTAGGGCGGGGTGTAGTGGGCGGAGGTGGCAGCGACCTTATCGCGTTGGGTGGGTTTGGATTGGGGAGTGTCACCCGAGACATTCGCTCTGGCGAGAGCGTCAACTTTAAAGGTCTAGGCCGAGGTATTTACGGTGTTGATAGACCAGTTGTTGATTCCGTTACCGGCGTACCTTCGTATTCACCGGGCAATGAATACGCCGCGCACCTACCCATTAATATGTCGTCACCAGGATCATCGATAAATTCTATCTTGTCGTTCTTCCCTACCTCTAGACGAATAATCTACGGGATAAACACCGAGAGTTCACTAGACCCTGTTAATTATGAACCCTTCGAGCTGCTGCACCATAAGCGGATTTTAGGAGCGGTAGCCTTTGCTAACGGCTTACCTTCAGGGGCGCTGTTCGAGTCAGGGCAAAACTCCAATGGTTACTATCTTAAATTCGCAAATGGAACGCTTATCTGCTTCGGAAATAAGTCAGTTAACTTCAACATCGAATCAGCATACGGGCCGCTTTATGCGTCAGGGTTTACCGAAACTATTACATTCCCTCATTCGTTTGAGGGCGCGCCTTACGGACTAGATACCACCGTCGCAGATGGTTCTGGTGCAAGAGGCGCTTTATTTTCTATTAAGCCCGCTTCTCCACTTGAAACCTCAGTAGCGATTCGTGCCATTGCAGTTGCCGTGTTAACAACCGCTCAATTCAATGTTAGCTATTTCGCCATTGGTAACTGGAGAGCATTATGAAATTGACGCTGCACTTATCGCCAGTTGCACGCGATAACGAAACTACTATGAGCATCCGCGAGACCACATTATTCGTTAATGGAATCAGCTACGATCTCAGCGATTTGCCTGATGGTGCCACTGCGTTTCATCCAGAACTGGGAAAGGTGACTCGGCAAGGTAGCGAATACGAATGCATGATTATCCTCGGCCACGGCCCCAACGCTCCGCATGAAACGCGCTTTCCCGCGCCCATCGTGTTGGAAAACCACCACGGGCCGATTGAGCTACCGCTATATGACGTAGTGCCGGAGCCTGAAAACGAGGTGACAGAATGAAATTTAAGCGACTAACAGAAGGCACGAAACTGGAATACCTACAAGACTATCTTTTCGCGGATAAAAACGGGAGGGGTGTGGCTATGGGCTACGGTGATGATGAGGGGAAGCCTGCCTATTATGCGGGTACGAATTTAAAGGATGAGGACGTCCACGGCTACTGCAAAATAGTTGTTGAGTATGATGCAGGCGAGGAGCCTACCCCATGAGCTGGCTACAAGACGCAGAGGTTACTCTGCCCAAAACCCCCGCCGAGCTACTGGCCGAGGCACAAGTGGCCAAGATCAGAGAGATCAACGACGCGTACAGCGGGCAAGCTGAACCCCTGGTGCGCGAATATCCGCAGATCGAGCAGCAGTCGTGGACAGAGCAGAACCGCGAGGCGCGGGCGTACCTGGAGTGGCACGTACATCCACAAGGCGATGCCCCGGCAACCCCCGTGCTGGATAACATCCTGCTAGGGCGTAATGGCTCAGATGGCACCGAGACACTGGTTG